TCGGACAATTCCGGCAGGATTGAAGCGTCTTCTACGATGACTTGTGGATCGGGAAGCCTGTTGGGATCAGAGGATGGATTTCCGCCGGGAACAATCAGGGCGACCCCGGAAATGCGTTCCGGCAAAATGTGCACGAGCCCTCGGGCAATGTAGCTACCTCGCGAAAAGCCAACGAGTGCGAACCGCTCGTTTGGAAGTTTTGCATCAACGAAGTCGAGCACCGCGTTCAGCAAATCATCTTGCGAATTGATGTCATCGCGTGCGGGGCTGAGTCCATGCCCCGGCATATCGACATAAATGCGTTGCCACGCACCAGTGCCGCGAAAGCCGGGCTCCATAACATCCATCGTATGGCGATGATCAAGCGTGCCCCCGTGCAGCAAGACAATGGGCGTGCCAGTTCCAATTATCCGATGATGCAGCATGCGATCAAAGACCCCTTAACGTTCAACAAGCTCCTAACACAAAGGGCAAACTCAACGAAGCCGCCATTCGCTGCACCACGACGAATGCCCATGTTGGGCTCACTGCCACCGTTCGCTGCGCCGTCGACGAATGTCCGCAGCAAGCAGTTCGCCTCTTTTATGGCAATATCTTCGAACGCCGATAAGCGGCAACATTGATCACAGCCTCCCCTCCACCCATTTCGCCACGATCAGACCCGGCACGCTGTCCACCGCCCGGCCTGCATCCCGCGCCAGGTCCAGCCGCTTCGGCAGTCTCACCTGCGGTACCAGCAAAAAGATCGGAGCGGTAACCTTGCCGCGCCCGGTCTTTGATCGCGACACCACGGCCTGACCCTTTGTGTTCAGCCGCCCCTCGGCCACCAGAAGACTTGGACCCGTCCGTCGATAAACAAATCGTAGGCGCAGACCGCGCCGCCGCTCCCATTCACCGGGCGTGATGCGCCCACCTCGCACCCCGCGCCCGGCGGCCTCAGTCGGGATGGCCAGCCAAAAGCCATTCTTCGAGCGGATCAACGGACCGGTGTCATGTGCGCCAATAATCTCAGGTGCCTTGGACCAAACCAGGGCTGCGGCATTCAGACTGTCGCCCACCTTCGGGTAAGTCTGGCTTCGGATGGAGTTCGCAAGCCGTCTCCCAAGTCCCGCGCCTGTGATCTGGCCGCGCCAGACGGTCTTCAGCCCTGTCCCAGCCTCGCGCATGGCGGCGCTCACGGCGCGTTCGCCCGCCGCAACTTCTGCGGCCATCACGGCAACGATGTCTGGGGTGATATTGAGTTTCAGCTTCATGAGGGTCGCAGGTCCACAGTCCAGACCAACCGCTCCCGGTCGCGGACCGGTTCGCCTTGTATGAGGAAAGCATCGCCGCCGATCTCGATGCGGTCGCCCGGCCGTGGGGCCGGAACCTCAGCGGCGCGCAGATCAACCCGGGTCGTTTCCAACCAGAGCCGTGCATCGCCAAAGTCACTGATTGCATCGGCCTGCCTTGAGACGATGCACACCAGAACAGGCGCGCCACTGTCGGCGATATACACCGCCTCTCGCCCGATGTTGGGATCCGCAAACAGCACCTCGACGGCGGCAGCAAAGGCAGACATCAGGTCCGCCGCGCAGAGCGCAGCACCTGCGGGCGGGTGCAGATCGGCAGCGGGTTGCTCTCGATCTCAAGGCGCACCCATTCGTCGCGGTCCCGGTCCGGGATCATGCGCGCATAAAGCGGCAGCCCCACAGTATTGACCGTCTCAAACGTGTCGGCAGGAGCGTAGTAAATCTCAAACAACCCCTCGACACCCTCGGGATAGAAATACGCCTTGTCTGTGGGGACGCCAAAGCCAAGACCCCCGCGATACCGGCGGAAAGTGATGCCGCCAAAGCTGACCTCTTCGCCCACCCTGCCCCGTAAATCCGCAGCAGCGGCCGTGTTGAGGTAGGTCTCGCGTACTTCCTTGTGGGCCACCAGATCGGCAAAGAACGCCGAGCCACATTCGGCGCGCAGCTGCACCTGACCGGCCGCCAGCCCACCCAGCGTATCCTCTACGCTTTCGATCATCGCCTGGCAGCGTTTGCGCAATGCGCCAGAGCCCGGTGTTGCGTTGTCGAGATCAAAGTCGACCTCGGCGGCTGGCGTGATGTTGAACTCAGTGAAGTAGTTGATCACCGTGGCCCCGTCGCGCGGATCCTTAACCACGCCCTGGATGCCGTTGAAGAGGTGGAACTCGAAGGTGGCCTCGGCGTCGTTCCGGAGCCGGCCCATCTTGCGGGCCACCTCGGTCTGGACCTGCTGGACGGCGGTTTCCGAGCCGAAGTCGCGGATCGCCTGGATCTCGGAGGCCCAGAGCACATCCTGTTTCTTGAACTGGCGGCAGACAAACGCGCGCATCTCACGGCGTTCGGGCACCTGTTGGTCATAGGCTGAGCCACGCTCCGAGAACGGGATCAGCGACAAGGTGCCATCGCGGCTTTCAATCATCACGGTGCGTGCGCGCACGCCGCGGCTGCCAAAAAGCCCCGCGCCTGACAGGATCGCAGGTTTGAAGGGGATGTTTTCGAGCGCGCGGGTCAGCTCGATAATGGAGAAGGCATCGCCTTCAAAGATGTCCATGGTGGCCATTGCGAGCCTCCTTAAGTGTTTGGATGGATGGAGTGACGCGTTCGCTTAGCGCAGCACGATGCCAAGAGCGGCCAGAGCCGCCGTCGCCGTGGCGATCTGCGGATCGGTGGCCCCTTCAGGAAAGACAATCTCATGGCGGTTCAGGAGGGCTGGGCCGCGCAGGAGCACAACGCCCGGCGCATCAGCATCGGTGGCATCAACTGGGCCCCAGAGAATGCCTGCCGCGTTCTGGCTGCCGTTTGAGGCCCCGGGCGCAAGCGTCGTGTATTTGCCGCCCGTCGTGATCTTGCCCAGCACGGTGCCGGGCGCGAGCTTGCCAGCCCCGGACGCAAGGGTGATGGTTTCGCGGGTGAAGTCGCGCAGCACTTCCCAGACGAGAAAGCCGCCCGCGTGTTTGGACTCAGATAGCGTGGTCATTTTGACTTATCCTTTGAGCTTGAAGGTGCGGGCGATCACGTCGCCCCAGGCTTGCGTAGCGTTGCCCCGGCCGGGCTGAGCATGGGCGCTGGTGATCTCGGGTTCCGCCTCGGCCTTTGCCGCCAGAAGGGTGTTGCGGATTTCATCAAGGCCCTTGTCCTGTTCCAGAAACCGCCCCGCCATCTGCGGCTGACCCGCAAGCCGGCACAGATCGATCACGGCCCGCGCATGCGCGATGGCCTCAGCGCGAATGGCCGTGGCATCCGGTGCAGTTGTTGCGGGGTCGTCGATAGCGACCAGAGGATCAACGTTCCCGGCGGGACCCTTGGTCTGTTGGTCGGGTACCGGTGGCGGATCATCGCGCCCCTCCCCCGCCACGTCATTTTCGTTTGCAACGTTGTCAGCCTCGGACGCCGCACTGTCTGCCGCCACGGCCTCTACCAGTTCAGGCGGTGCGTTGCGGAACCGGCCAATGTCAAAGCTGGCGGCAATGCGCACAGGCTCTGACACGCGCGTGGCCAATCCCGCCTCCAGCGCCTCAGCCGCTGTGAGCCACGTCTCGGCGGCCAGCAGTGCAGCGATCTCGTTCTCAGGCTTGCCAGATTGTGCGGCATAGCCCCGCGTCATGCTCGCCGCGATCTTGTCGAGGGTCCCGGCCATGTCGCGCATATCGGCGGCCGTGCCCATGACGATGCCACTTGGGTCATGGATCATCAGAAAGGCGTTTTCTGGCATCACGATCTCATCGCCTGCCATCGCGATATAACTCGCGGCCGAGGCCGCAATCCCGTCGATCCAGACCGTAATCGTGCCAGGGTGGCGGCTCAGGGCATTGTAGATCGCCACCGCATCAAAGACCGACCCGCCTGGGCTGTTGAGCCGCAAATCAATCGCAGCGTCATCGGGCAGTGCGCCGAGTTCGGCCAGAAACCCCTTGGCGCTGACGCCGTAAGCTCCGATTTCGTCATAGATCAGCACTTCCGCTCCCGAAGCCCGGGCGCGGATCGTGTACCAACTGGTCATGGTGTTACTCCTGTTCGGTATTGTCAGGCGTGGCGGCCCCGTCGTCGTTCGTGTCGCCGTCGGCCCCATCCCCGGGATTGGGACGCCCGGTGGGTGTCGCCCGCGCACCCTGCGTTTCACCGGGGCTGGTTCTGTAAATGAGCCCAAGAGCAGCGACGCGCGCAGCATCCGCTGCATTCTCCCGGTCGACCTCTTCGACGTCGTAGCCAGTGGCCTCGACCACCTTGCGCCGCGAGGTGATGCCCGCTTCCATCGCCAGCACCTGCGCCTGGATGTCTTTCAGCGGATCGACCCAATCCCAGCGTGGCGGGATCCATTGCACCATCCGTGCAGCCGCCGGGTCTGATAGCTCCAACCGGCCCGCCAATTGCGCGGCCTCAAGCCAGCGCGCCCAGATTGGCCGACACAGCTGGTGTGCGATCACCCCGTGCTGTAGCTGGCCAATGCGGCGGCGGAACTCCACGAGCTCGGCCCGCAGGCTCGAATAGTTCGCCTGGCGCACATCCCCGGTGACGAGGTGGTACGGTAGCCCCAGTGAGGCCGAGACCGACAAGAGCGTCCGATATTGAAACGCCTCATAGCCGCCCCCAACATCTGCAGGACTGGAGAACTTCACATCTTCGCCCGGCAGCAGCACCTGCATCGTGCCGGGCTCAAGGCTGGCCATGGCCGCCCCATCGAGATCGGCCTCCGCCTCCCCCATCATCGGATCTTCCGGCGCGGTCTTGGTGATGAAGCCCGCAAACATCGCCGCCGTTTTCTTCCGGTCCAGTTCGGCGTCGTCGTATTGGTCCAGCAAGAACAGCCGCACCATGGCCGGTGCCACATGCGGAAGGCCCCGGATTTGCCCCGCATCGATGGGGCGGTAGATGTGCAGCACATCCGCGGCGGGCACGCGGACGGTTTCCGGTGCCGCAACGCGATGGTCAGTGCTGTCGCCCGGATGGCTGCGGCGAAAGTGATACGCAACGCGTCGGCCGATCAGGTCA